AAGGTTATTTATTTCGCCGTAAAAAACACACGCATAAACGCCAACACCGTTTCATGTCATGCTGCGCCAGTCTCTGCTCGTTTGGTTAAGCGCCACAAAATCACCTACGCCATTTGATTGCTTGTATATATCGCTGTTAACAACACACGCGTAAACGTCAGAACCATTTGACGCCATACCGGTCCAGTTTCTGCCCGTTTGGTTAAGCGCCACAAAATCACCTACGCCATTTGATTGCTTGTATATATCGCTGTTAACAACACACGCGTAAACGTCAGCACCGTTTGATGTCATGCTGCGCCAGTTTCTGCTCGTTTGGTTAAGCGCCACAAAATCACCTACGCCATTTGATTGCTTGTAAATATCGCCGCCAAAAACACACGCGTAAACGTCAGAACCATTTGACGCCATACCGGTCCAGTTTCTGCTCGTTTGGTTAAGCGCCACAAAATCACCTACGCCATTTGATTGCTTGTAGATGTCGCCGTTATAAACACACGCGTAAACGTCAGAACCATTTGACGCCATACCGTCCCAGTTTCTGCTCGTTTGGTTAAGCGCCTTACTATAAGCTACCGTTGTAAATCCGACAACCTCGCGCGCCTCGTCTGTTTCTATTGAGACGGCTTCGATCCCGTCTTCGATGTAATTCATGCGGCTCGCGCTGAACGCCGTTCCCGCTTGCGTTATCGTTCCGGGATTATTTACAAGCTCAACTGATGTAAGATTTTCGTTAGATTTCGTAAATCGATTGAGAAAAGTTCCTACGCGATCAAGCCATGTTTGTTTAGTGTATGCCATTTTCGAGCCTCCGTTATATAAGCGTTAATTTGTAGGTGATGAGATACGTGATATTCGAGTTCTTCGCGATGTCAACTAAACACCGTGATATTAGCGTTCCCGATCCAGCCGTGTCTGTCGCGTTTGCGAAGATGCCGATTTCCTTAATCGTGAAGTTGCTCTCCGTCGTCCCGAGTGATAGCTTTGCGATGAATTGCGTAGTCGTATACGACTTCGACGAAAGCGCCTTACGGAAAGACTCTGACCCGAGCGCGGTATCTGCTTTCGTTGCCGTTGTTGTTCCAGTTCCAGTCGCCATATGCGTAAGGTGAATATCGGCACCAGCCGCCGCATTAAGCAACTGGAAAACGCCGGTAAAGAATCCCTGCACTAATACATTGTGATAGTAGCGGTCATACTTCGGCGCGCGCTTTCCGTTTTCGTATGCCTCGAAAAAGTATTCTCCGTTTGCGATTGCCGTATCATTCATTTTCGTTATTCTCCTATAGGGTAGAATCCGCCGAGCGCGGGGTCTGTCATGTCGCTTGAGCCTGCTCCTACCGGGAAGTATACCATATTCCCGATGTCAACGGTAAGTTCTTCGCTCGCCGTTGCCGTGTCGCCTACTTGCGATTGCTTATACACGATGGTGTCCGGCCTTACTTGTTTTTCCTTCGTCGTCAGCGTTTGAGCGTATCGAGAATAAAAACCACGATTCTTGAGTTTTACCTTGACGAGCTTTTTATCTGGCCCGAAGTTTTGAATACTTCGCTCCGTGATAACGTACTCGCCGACGATGCCCATCGTGTTAATGTTCCACGCATAGCCGCGTTGTGTGTTTACGACGTCTTGACACGTCGCTGTAATCGTTTCCTCTCGCTCGTTGTACTGCTCAAGCATCGTATTCGCGAGCGTATTAGCGTCCGCAAAGTTGTTTATCGTCGCGTCGTCTAACACGGCCTCGACGCGGCCAGACGTTCCGTTAAGCGCCGCAAGATCGGTTTTAAGCTGGTCGTTCTCATTAGAGACGATGATGTTATAGTATCCGCGATAGGTAATAACAACCGCGTTACCCGTCGCGGGCTTTGTCGTAGCGTTATCGTTGACCGTTATGACGTTCGATCCATACGACCAGAGGAACGTCTTTGATGTATCCTGTTCTTCAAGGCCAAGCACGCCGACGCCGACCGGCGTACCGTTGATCGTCGCGGATATCACGGCGGCAACCTGATAGGAAAGCGTGACGGTTTTCTGACTTGCAATCCATGTCGTCGTCGATGTCTGATTGCTCGTTTCCTCCGTTGCGCCGGTTACGATCTGCACCGAGCGGAGCGCGTTACCCGTTTCGTTCTTCTTGAGCGCGGTAACGTGCGCGGGCATATCGACGACTGTAAACTCCTGCGACGTCTGAAAATAAAACTTCTTGTCAGCGCTGATATAGAACGCGGCGTTGATGTCGTCGCATAATTCTTTAAGTATGTCGTAAAGATTCATATACGAGACGTTATACTCTTCGTAGTAGCGCGTGGTAGTCGCGATCGCGCCGAGCGTTATTCCTTCGGGCAGAATGTAATTTGTACATAGGTCGGCGATTATCTCATGCGTGTATTTCCCGACGTATGACTCGGCGACCAAGCGCCATTTAAAAACGACTTCGCCAGATTGAAGTGAAAGACGGTAACGCCTTGCCTCATAGCCTGATGAAAAATCTGGCGAGTCAACCGACTCGATGATCCCGAAGAATTGCGGCACGCTGTCGAAAAGTATCTGCACCGATTCCATCGACTGCGGAACGGCCTGCCCGGGCAATACCAGGATATCGACGTTCGATAGCGATATCGCTCCAGCCTGTTGTTTTATGAGGTAGTTGTCCGCCGTCTTGTAGCTTTCGCCTGATATCTCTACCGTTACTGCCATGACTTCCCCTTATATCGCCGCGACTATGGCGTCTATGTTTTCTGCAAAAGATGTCGCGATCTGGCGACCGTCAAGCAACGTATTGTTTACGGCATTAACCGTAACCGTGATATTAGCGCCACCGGTTGTTGATAGAGACGGCGTTAGACTTGATCCGAGTCCTCCGGCGATAGAATTAAGCCCGGCGTTGTACCCAGTCGATGCTGTAATTCGGTCATTATAAATCTTATTGATAGCATCTATTTCGCTCTGTGTCTTTCCGCTTGCTCCTGCGGCGGCAAGCGCCGCCTCTCTTTCTTTCTCGATATCGTCTTTCTTCTCACCTGTTCCAAATACCCCGGTTAATACTTCTTTAGCGGCGTCGGCTGTTTTCTCTGCATCATTCCAAACGCTCGCAAGCTGTTCTTTGATCTCTTTCATTGCGTCTGAAAGTGCATCACCGGTCAACCCGCTTGATATCGCGTTCGCTATTTTTGCACCGATAGCCGCCAGCGTTTCGCTCATTGATTCGGTATAAACTGCGGCCTGTATGACCGCCTTCATGATAAACTCTTTTATGCTCGTCATGAAATCCTGCTGATCGAGGCCATTTACAAGCGAGTCAACAAGCGTATCTGCGATATCTGACCCGATATTTGCAAATGATTCATAGAAGGACGCCGCCTTCTCTCGTATTGACGAAAGTGAAGTTTGGAAGGCGTATGTTGCTTTTGCGGCGTCAGTCCAGAGCGACTTGTTCTCCTTGAGCGTGCCATTAGTTTCTTTAAGCGCGGCGGCCATTGGGTAGAGTGCTTTATTAAGCAGATCTTGATAATCCTCGTTGACGGCCTTAACCTCGGTACTCGTTTTCCCATAGGCGAGAATCGCTACGTTTAAGTCTTTAGCCCAGTTTTCAAGAATCTCCGATGATTTAGAAGTAACGGCGTTATTTTTATAAACAGTATCATAAACTTCCTGCATTGCAGCGATTTCGTTTTGCGTTACCTTGAGCGCCGCGTTTTGTGAATCAATTTGTGATTTTAGCTGTGATTTTCTTTGTGAGTTCGCAATACCCATTGTAAAAATGGCGCTCATTACTTCCGCTGACATATCATTGTATGCCGCACCGAGATTATTTAGCATTTCCTTTTGCTGGTTTTCTTTTGCTTTTAATTTTTCAAGCTCGCCGTTAAAATCCTTTACCTGTTTTGTTCCGAGATAATCCTCGTATGAGGAACGGCCTCCGCGCAGAACCTCTTTGAGTTTATCGGCAACTTCGCTTGTACTGATTGCTGCCTGTTGCGCTTCTGTCGCGACGTTAGCCATGGCTCCGGCAATACCAGATGCAACAAACGCGGCGGCGGACGCGGCGCCTGCTGCCATTGCCTCGCCATACGAGTAAGCCATGGCCTTTGTAACTGCTATTGCCGCAAGTTGAGCGCCGAGTGCGCTAAGCACCTCGGAAAGCGTTTTAAGCGCAATTAGGCCAAACTCTTTAAACCCGCCACCTGAAACAATTATACGTCCAACTTCCTTGAAAGAAGATCCGATGCCTTCTTTAATAGACGATCCAATAGATTTGAACGTATCTGACCAGTCTGCGGCATCTTCCTCTATCTCCGTGGCGAAATCGCCGAAGGCCTTCTCGAAACCGCGCTGTATATCATCGAGTATTGATGGTGTCTTTTTGAGTTCTTTATTGAGATCTTCATGAGCGTCTGTTTCGTCTTCGGTGGCTGTAGTTGCTGTTCTTGCCGCCGCTCCGGTTTTTGTTGTCTCGCGCGCAAGAACCTTTTGCGATTCTGCGGCGGCCATGACTTCGTTATACAGCTCTTTATTTGTGAGTTTATAGATATCTATCTTGAGCGTTCCATCATTAACTGCGCGGCCAAGTGCGGCGATTGATTCGGAATATTCAACGGTTGTTTCTTGAAGTTTTGTCTGCACCTTTAACAACTTCGAGTTCTCATTCTCAAAGTTCTTCGCGGCCTTTCCGTAGCTCTGTTGTGCCGCTTCAATGGATATACCGAGCGCCTTCGCTGCGGCTGACGCGGCGGCGGGCGGTCCATTCGCAACGATGTCTAACTGCTTCATTAAAACAGATTGCTTTTCGAGATTACGAAGGTGTCCTGCTTCTACGTCCTTGAGGTCTGATATTTCCTTTTTAGTTTTAGCGTAGCCTTTCGACGTTTCAGATAAAGCCTTTTGAAGTTCGAGCCGCGCGAGCTCCTTCCGGCCTGTTAATAGCGTTCGTTCGGTATCTGATATATCTTTCTGCGCGTTATCGAGATTCCTTACAGCCGTCTCATATTTTTCAGATGCCGTGATGAGTGTGTTTGTTTCTTTCGCAAGATCGGTATGATCTGATATAAAATCAGTGAAGCCGTTTGCCGCTTCCGAAACGGCTGTCGTTATATCTTTGACAGCAGGAAGCATCCTATCGCCAAGCGCGGCCGCAGCCATTTTGAGCGAGTCGTTCATGGTTGACGTTTTACCGGATAAAGTTTCCGATGCGACAGCCATGCCATTATAAAATATTCCGCCCTCTGCCGTCATCGTCTGGAAAGCTTTAGTCAATTCGTCTGCGGATATATTTCCTTGAGACGATAACTTATACATTTCCTCGACGGTTATTCCCATCGACTTGGCTAACTGGCTTTGAATAGGAACGCCAGCGTCACTAATCATGTTCAATGCTTCCATGGATACCTTGCCGGTATTCATTACCTTGACATATCCACGCGCAATGCTGTCGAGTTTTTCGGCGTTGCCTCCGGCCGTATCGCCAAGCATTCGGAAAGTCTCGGTCACTTTCTTGACGTCGTTTCCGAGAACCGGAAGTAGTTGCTTGCCTACTGATGCGATATCCTTAAGCTCGAACGGAGTTGTAGCGGCCTCTTTGTTTAACGCGGCGATCATCTTCTTCGCGTTCTCTACCGATCCAGTCAGCGGAGTGAAAGCGGCAACGAAGTCCTCGATCTCTGCGGCCGGGCCTATCACGGCTTTTCCTATTGCGACCAGTCCGTCTTTAACCATCTTTGCCGCAAGAACCGGGCCCTGCATTACGTCGCGCATTTTAGCGAACGCCGCGCCCATTATTCCTGAAGATGATTTTACGGCCGTTTCCATTGCCTTTAATTGTCTAGGGAGGCTCGAGCTATCTATCTTCGTATCAATCTTTATGCTTCCGTCAGCGGCCATGGTTAAGCCCTCCCTGGTTATCTATTTACGAAAAAGCGGGCCAAGTACTGACGCCGCTTGCTGTTTACCTTTTAATGCAAAACGCTCTTTGAGCTTTACCTGTTCGATACGATTCTCTGGCGATGCCGTTGCGTCAATCGGCCTTGCCCGTATCTCAATAATCCGCTTGAGCATGGTGTCGTCTGGAAGCGATTTGAAAAGCTCCACGAACTGCCACCAATGAAGATCGACCGACGTTAAGTCTATTCCGTATGCCTGCACGAAGGCCGCATACAGTCTCCCAGCGTCCTCGCGGAAGTCAAACACGCTGTCACCGCCCGATCCTTCGCCGTCGTCGCTCATGGTGATAAACTCGCGGAGCTTGTCCCAGAGTTCTGGATCATTGGGCGGCGCTCCGTCGAATAGCTGCCCTACGATTGCGATGGCCTTCTCCATGTCGTCCGCGTCGCTTTCCTGGATCTCGATGACGCGTAGAATTGTCTTGAAGTCGCACCGAAAAGCCGCCCCGCAAATTGTGCGCGGCAGCTCATCGATGAGTATTGAAGGATTAGCGGGCAACATTTTCCTTGATGCCCTGGCTCATAAGGCCGGATATCGCGGTCACAATCTGCATGATCGCGAAGATATCGTTCTTCGATAAACGCTTGATCTTGTTCCACTCGCGTTCACCGAGCGCCATGACGATCACCTCACGCGCAAGGTTTGATACCTCGTCAACCGAGTCGCCGCTTTCAATGCGCTTGGCGATTGCCTCGATCTCTGCGGCCTTACCGATCCACGCCTTGATTGATTCCGTGTTTCCGCACGAAAAGGAAAACAGGCTCTTTTTCCCGTTCGGCCACTCTACCGAAAGCGTCTTTACCGATGACTTGATCTTGATAGTTTCCATGATGTTCTTTGCCTCCTAGCAAATAAGCCGGACCCTGATTATTCAAGGCCCGGCATGGTTACGTTTTTGTTATAACGGGAAGTCGCCCGAGTCGAGCAACGCGGTAGCGAACAGGACAACCCGTCCGTAGGCGTTTAGCTCGAACATATTCAAATACTGCCCGACGGCGGCGTTGATGTTCGCCGCAGACGTATAGGAAACGAGGTCTCCCGGATACGAGTCGGCGTTCGGCGCGAGTGCGGCGGCGGTCAGCTTGTACGCGAGGGAGTTTCCGACGCCAGCGGTCGCGGTGAACTTCGTGGTTCCAGCGGCTGATCCCGGAGCGACGACGGAGGTAAGCGCACCAGCGGCGGCTCCGGTCGTGTCAGACGGTTCACCATTTATATGAACCTCGAAGGTAAAGGATTTTTTACCGTTCGCGTCTCCGCCACCGACGACGATGTTCGTGAGGGTACACGGTCCCATAACCATGTTTCCCGCCGAGTCATACGCGCGGAAATTGGTTTTAAGGTCGTCACCCAGGGCGAGCTTTTTGGCCGCGATGTAATCCTGCGCAAGATCACCGATAACACGGTGTCCGGTCGCCGCGTAGGTAAGCTGCTTGCCGATTACGTCGGAGCTTCCGAAACCGTTACCATCGAGGTAAGCGGTCTGGTCTACGTTGTCATTGGTAGCGGGAACAAAGGAAGAGATTCCCTTCCCGAGCCGCTTCCATGTCCTCGAAGCGCCTTCCGGCGTCGTGTCGATCTCGAAGAGATCCTGAAAATTGAGTTCAAAGTTCATTTGTCTCAACTCCTTTCATATTCGATTTTTAAGGTGTTCATATACACGAACGCCCCGGTATCCGATTTACTCACGAACATAGTATTCGCGACAACCTGACAAGTTATCATGATTCCGCCCGCGATGGCAAACTCGCCCATGTCGAGCGCCGTGATTATCGCGTCAAGTTGCTCGCGCGCTTTCTTCGCGTCGATTGATCTCGCGTAATACGAAACCATTTGTTCGCCAACGAATGACCCGTCAATATAGGACGACTCGCGCGCCGTTGACGGATCATGCCGCGCAATTATGGCCTCGACCGCTGTCGGGAAAGCATCTTGCACGATTGCGGCGTATGGCGTTATTCGCGCCTTTAGGTAGTCGTTTAACTCCTTGATGATGTTCATTTAGTCAAACTCCTTTTGCGCCACGACCACCCAGTTTTTTTTATAGAGCCGCTTTGCCACCTCGAACCACTTCATTGTCGCGCGCGAGTTCACGTCCTTCGATTTGTTCGGCGCTTCGTAGTATTGATATCGCGTGTACGGCGTATTCCAGGATATCTCCCCGCCTTCTGATGCGATGATACCCGATTCCTCAAGCGTTCCCATGTCATGCGGCGCGAACTGGTTAGAATCCGCAAGGACGCGCTGATCTAACATGAATTGCGCTTTCTCGGTCAGGCGTTCCATTCGCGTAAGGACCGCCATGTTATTCATCTCGAAAGATGCGGTCATGCGCCCGGCCCCTTGAGCATCGCCTCATAGTGATGCACGTTTGCGCTCATGTCGTACTCATGATTGACCGTCCGCACGATGAACGGCAGATTTGCGAATACCACCTTATCGAGTTCCTTCGGGACAACGCCGGCCGGCAACGAGTTCGCGCAGTCGTAAAACATAACGAGCTTATCGTCGCGCGCCTCGCCCTGCGCCGTAAGCGCCGTTTGTCTAGTCGGCTGAAGGCGCACGTATGAAAGATTGACGGCCGTCCCGTACGTCGGCGCCTGGTATTCGTCAATCGATACGAACGGGTATAGCGTTGCCGTATGGCACAAAACTCGGCGCGGTATAGGGATCACGGATAGCACCTCCGCACGCTGCGATTCATAAGCCCGGTCAGCGCAAGGAACTGCACGGCCCGCGATGCCAGGACGGGACGCTGTACGCTTCCGCCCTGGCTCTTGTTATTGGAAACGGAGAACGACCCGATTGATAAGGAGGCAATATCTCCCAGGCCGTCCCCGTTGATGACATAGTTTTCCGCCTGCGCGCACGTTGCCTTTTGCACAAGCGTCTGGTAGACGGGATCGAGGTCGGCATAGGTGAAAGATAAGCCCGCGGCGATGTCGATGTCGTCAGTCGCACGCGCGAGATACTTCGTGATATTTGCGTCCGTATCCGTTGCGCCCTGATACGTCGTCTTATAGTATTCAAGCGTCGCATAGCTCATTTGATCACCTCGATATGATAGCCCAAGCAATAATAAAGCGCCTTTGCGCCTTGCGTAGTTTTCAAATTAAAAGAAGCGTTTTCGGCAAGCGGTAAAAAAAGATTTGCCGTTACAAAAGAAGACTGCACCGAAAGATATATTTTGAACGATTGCAGATTTGTCACACTGTCGTAAAAATAAGCATTTCCGCTTACTGATTCCGACCTTATCGATCCATATTCAATTACAATGCGCTTTCCGACGCCGGGAGCTGGTAGAATTATCGTGCCGGTCTGGTTTGTCGAATACTCGCCTGATGTCATATACCGCTGTGCATTCTTGCTTTTTACCTGGTATACGTCGCTTGTATCAGTTGGCCCGGCGTTTATTACGTTGGCGTCTTGCGCTGTTTTTTCTACACGATGATAAAGCTCGAAAAGCGTCCCGAAAGACGCTGATTCGGCGAGGTAGTTTGTCCTGATGTAATTCGCCGAGAGGTACAAGCCCGCCCGGAGATCATCGAGAACGACGCGGGCCATTTAGACGCGCACCCATCCGTCGTTAATGTACGGGCCAAGATCGCCAATGCGTCGAATGCGGGTTACTCCGCCTTTCTTGATAGAAACCTTCTTGTCGGGATCGTCGGCTTCAATAGGCGCTGAGGCTTTTACCTCAACGACTCCCTGCTCGATCTCTTCGGTATCGTCGATCTCATCGACTGCTTTTCTCGATCGTCCTGCCATGTTCATTCCTCCACGTAAAAAGAAAGTAGGCCGCGAGTTATTACGCTCGCGGCCTCAAGTGATTAGGCCGTTGCCTGGATAGTCTCGAACCGGATTGCGCGTCCGTTCTCGTCGAGTTCGACGAGCGCACCGTAATACCCGGAGGTTACCACGTCGGATACGGCAGAGGCGGAAACGATTTCGACGTATCCGGTAGTGTCAAAGTCGTCGTAACACGCGGGAGCGGTTTTCGCGGCGGCGGATCCGCCATCGAAGTAGTAGAACTTGTGGCCGGTATCTTTTGTCGCGTAGTCGGCGATGGTATAGGTGACGTTGGTCGCACTGGTCGTCTTGAGTTCATCGGCGCTGAATCCCGCGATAGTAGCGGTCTTGAGCGATACGAAAATCGCGTTATGCTTGTTATCGTATACCCAGCAATCGTGGTACACGCGGGCCATTACCTTCTCGCCGTCTGCGGTCTGGTTATCGTCAGCGGAAACTACCTTGATTTTCTGGTGCTTCACGAACGCGTCGGCGGCTGACTGCGCCATGACGACAAAGTTCATGTCCCGTGCCCAAGCCTTCGAGGCGAATCCGTTTGTCGCGCTGAAAGTGTATTCGGTTTTCATGCGGGCGGAGGGAACGACTACGATCTGTACGCCGTCTATCTCGTACACCTTGCCGTTGACCGCGTTCGGACCGGTCGTTACATTGATGGACTTCGAGAGCTGGGTAGACTGGCGAAGCACCTTGTCGTAAGCGCCGGAGACGTAGGCAATAAGCGGTTCCTGCTCGCCGATGGCGTCCTGAATGTCGCCGATGGCTTCCTGGAGGGTTCCAAGAGCGGTCGCGGCAACGGGCGAGTAGTACGCATAGCGCACGGCGGTATCGTTCACGATGGACTTGAACACCTTCGAATACCGATAGGCGTCAAGCTCGGGAACGGTCTGCGTGCGGGTAAACTCGGCGATGGTGTTCGCGGAGGAAGCTACCTGCATAGTCTCGTCTGCGTCCATGACGTCGAGAAGGAATGCGATGCCGCGATCCTGCGAAATAAGCTGATCTTCCCAGGTGTTAGAAACCGCACCGGACGGGTATCCCGTTTCCCGGTTATAGTTTCCGAGTCCACCCACGGAAAGCTTTGCGATCTTGACCGTCGAGCCGCCGTTATACTGCACGCGGTTAGCGTTCGCAGTCATGGGCGCGGAGGTCAATCCGGCGGCGATCACCTTGTCCAGAATGTCGGTGTAGATGATCGATTTGTTGATGGTATTAGCCATATTAGTTACTCCTCGGCCGGGTATAAAAAAGGCCCGACCTATAAACCGAAAGTAATTGAGTCGTTAAACTCGTTCACCTTGATTTGAAGGTCAAGCCCTTTTTACCCGCGAGGATGAGCGGCCATGTGTATTAGTATAGCCAGTTAATTTTACTTGTCAAGCATTACTTGACGATTCCTGCCGCCTTGTATGCCGCCTGTAAAGCGACGTCCTGCGCGCTCGCGGTATCTGTCTGCGTCCTCATGCCGAATGCTTGGCCGGTTTTTGATACGAAGTCCGGGAACTCGGCAAGCACCGCCTCAATCTTCGCCGCAATGCTGTCGCCTTCGTATACCCCGGAAGTTGCGAGCTTGACGATCTTGTCCGCCTTGTCGGCAGATACGCCACGGGCCAGAGCTTCCGCTTTCGCCTCGGCACGGTCAGCGCGGGCAACGGCTTCGCTATTCGCGGCCTCGAGTTCCTTCGCGCGGGCGGTCAGCTTTTCGCCTTCGCTCATCTGCGAATCCTTCCAGGCTTTGAAGGCCGCGAGGTCTTGCTTGATGTTACCGGTCGACTCGAGTCCGGCCTCCTTGAGCATCTTCGCGGCTTCCTTCGCCGTGTTCTTTGCGATCAGGTCGTTGACCTGGCTGTCGGTATACTTCGCGGCCTCGGGCTGTTTCGGCTCGGTCGCGGTCTGCGCGGTCTGACCCTGTGCGGCTCCCTGTTCGGTTACCGGCGCGGTAGTCGTTACTGATTCGCCTTCCATATTTTCCTTATCCTCCTATGATTTAAGGGTTTTTAAACCCAGTTTTCAATTATCCATTTTCGATAGATTGGCGAATATAGCCCGCCTGTTTCACGAATCTTCTTCTCGAGCGCCTTTGGTATTTTTACATTCTTCACCTTTACAGGGTCAAGCCCGATATTGACGGGCCCAACGCGCACCTCTTTTTCAACGTCTTTTGATTGTGTCTTTATGACGATTGGTGCAAAACTCTGCTTTATTATCGGCGCTTGTACTTCTGCCTTCCCTATCTGTTCCCTGTCTGGTCGCCGCGTTCTTCCCGATTCATCGATAAACGCCCTCATGCGCGCCTGCGCGTTCTTCACCTTTTGGCGCGCTTCCGGCGTCTTGAGTAACGTCTCATCGCGTTTCGCCTTCCTGATCTGGCGCTCTAGGTAGCGCTGTTTCTGGCTCGCCTTGTAAGCCTCTTCGCTTTCCTTAACCGGATATGGCT